TACGGATATAAAGCGGGAAACAGTGTATATAAAAGACCAAAATAAATGGGAAAAGGATGAAAATGATAAGCAAAAAATCAAGAAAACCATTAGAAATATTGAGAACAAGAATTTGCAAATGCTTCCAAAATGGCAAGAAGATAACCCAGAACATACAAATATGGATTCAAAGAAATCAAATGAATTTATGGAGTTGTCTATAACAGCATTAGGAGGTGAAGATGAAAAAGAAAAATCGGAAAAGAAAATAATGAAAAATGTATTGAAAGAAGTTATTATTGATAAAAAATGAGATAAAAAATACAATATTGTTATATAAATGTTACATTATATAACAATCGCAACAAAACCGCATGTAGTTTTAGATAATATAAAACAAAAGGTTGACCAAAATGGAGAAAATATAACAATACTAGGACAAGAAGAAAATCGTTATATAGGTTGGAATGCAACCGGTAATTTTGGAGTGAAATTAAAAGAAGTTTATCAATATTTACAAAATGATAATTTGGATGATAATGATATTATTTTATTTACAGATGCATATGATGTGGTATATTATGGAAGTTTTGATGAAATTTTAACAAGATATCAAGAACTGAATACACCTATTTTGTTTGGATGTGAAACAGAATGTAATCCAAAACCAGGTCTAGCAACTCGATATAAAGAAAGTCATCATGAATTTTCGTATTTAAATAGCGGATTGTTTATAGGACGTGTAAAGGAATTACGTGAATGTATGCGAGGGTATGAATATAATGATAAACACGATGACCAATTATTTTGGACATATCAATTTTTAGAAAACCCAGATAAAATTAAATTAGATTATGAAAATAGGATATTTTTAAATACTCATGGTATTAACGAAGAAACGTTAGTATATGATAATAATCGTGTATATTATAAAAACAAAGAACCCGTTTTTGTTCATGTAAATGGTATAAATAAAACATTAGTAACAAAACTAATGAATGTAAAAAATTGATTATAGAATTAAAGTAATTACATATATAAATAAAATATGATTAATTATATAGATAAAGGAACTCAAACTGATAATACCTATATGGAAGACCTTGCTAAATTAAAAGCAATCGAGACCATACTAGGTAATATAGATAAAATCTTTAAGGGTGATTATCAATTAGATAATATTCAACATACATATGAGACTTTATGTGGAGGAAATAAAGAAGAAAATGATGAGGAGGAAGATATGGAAGAGATGGAAATAGAAGATGGATTAGAGCAATTATCTGAGGATGAAATAGCAGAATTATCAATCACGATTAATCATTTAATAGATGAATATTTAGATACGAATTTATTAGAATTAAGTAATCCTGAATTTCAAAAACATATGATTTCTCATATAGCAGAATTAATTTACTTAGATTTATTACAAGGGAAGGACCCCGATGATAATTTTCAAGAAACTCAGTATTATTCTGAAGTATGTAGTTTAGTAGAAATCCAAATTGATATGTATTTAAGATATAATAAAATACCACAACGTTCGAATTCAATTACATTGGATGATATGGAACAGCATAGCGCAATTGAAATAAAACAATTAGAACAAATTTTAACAATATTAGCGAATGTACCTCAACCAGCACAAAAAACCAAAGAATGGTATGAATTTCGTTACAATTTAATTAGTGCGAGTAACTTATGGAAGGTATTTGGTAGTCAAGCTCAAGTGAATAGTTTGATTTATGAAAAATGCAAACCATTAGAATATGTATTTCATAATTACGGTTCAAACAGTCCAATGCATTGGGGTGTTAAATACGAACCAGTTACAGTTGCTCTCTATGAAGAAATATACCAAACACAAGTAAATGATTATGGTTGTATACAACATGAAAAATATCCTTATATTGGTGCATCACCAGATGGTATTAATGTGGATAAAAATAGTGTTCGATATGGTCGTATGCTAGAAATAAAAAATATATTTAATCGTGAAATTACCGGTATTCCAAAATTAGAATATTGGGTTCAAACACAAATTCAAATGGAAACATGCGATTTAGATAAATGTGATTTTGTGGAAACCCGGTTTAAGGAGTTTGAAACAGAAGAAGAATTTTATCAAGATACAACTTCAGAATATAAAGGAATTATTTTGTATTTTACCAAGTATATAAATGTTTTACAAGAAATATCAGCAGATGCAGCAGATAGATATAATATTCCGATTTATATCTATATGCCTTTGAATATTTCATTACAAAAAGAAAAAATAGAAGAATGGATTAGCGCTAATAAAGAAACAATGAATAGGGAAGGAAATGTATTGTTTAAAACATTATATTGGAAATTAGATGAAATATCATGTGTAGTTATTCATCGTAATCGTTTATGGTTTAAACATGCACAACCGAAAATTAAAGAAGTTTGGGATATTATTGAAAAAGAACGTATAGAAGGATATGGTCATAGAGTAGCTAAGAAACGTTCCAATACCATCGATGACTCCCCCAAGGAAAGTATATGTTTGATTAAATTAGACCATAATGAATTATAATAAACTAAAACAATATATAGATTTTTTTATAATAGTATTATATTATTATAAAATGGAAGATGAGATGTATGTAAAGAAACGTAACGGAAAGTTGGAGATTGTGTCTTTTGATAAAATCTTAAAACGTATTAAAAAGATTGGACAAGAGGTGAATATTAAAATTAATTATACAAGTTTGGCTATGAAAGTAATTGATCAATTGTATACAGAAATTACCACAAAACAAATAGACGAATTGTCTGCAGAACAATGTGCTTCTATGGCTTCTATTCATCCAGATTATAATGTATTAGCTGGACGTATTATTGTTTCTAATCATCACAAAAATACAGATGATAAATTTTCCAAAGTGATTACCAAATTATACAAAAATAACGATAAACATAATAAACATTCACCTATTGTTACCAAAGATATTTATGATTTTGTTTTAGAAAATCAGGATCAATTGAATGAATTATGTGATTATGAACGTGATTATTTAATAGATTATTTTGGTTTTAAGACACTTGAACGTGCTTATTTAATGAGAAAAGATAATGTTATATTGGAACGTCCACAACATATGTGGTTGCGTGTAAGTTTGGGTATTCATAAAAATAATATGGAAAAAGTCATAGAAACATATCATTATATGTCGCAAAAATATTTTACTCATGCTACGCCAACTCTTTTTAATGCAGGTACTAATCACCCACAATTGTCTTCTTGTTATTTGATTTCAATGGAAAATGATAGCATTGATGGTATTTATAGTACATTGCGTGATTGTGCTTTGATTTCCAAATGGGCGGGTGGTATTGGATTACATATTCATAATGTTCGTGCATCAGGTAGTCATATTCGTGGAACAAATGGTACATCTAATGGTATAGTTCCTATGTTGCGTGTATTTAATCACACTGCCAAGTATGTTGATCAATGTATTACCCCAAATACATATATATATACAACAAAAGGTCCTATGTTGATTGAAAATGTTTATGCCGGAGAAACCGAAATATACAATAGTCTAGGACAGAAAGAAGTTATCCAAAATGTATTAGAACATTCATATCAAGGAGAAATTTATCATATTTATACTATGCATTCGGTCGAACCACTAAAAATTACTGGAGAGCACCCAGTATATGTATTAAATAATCAAAAACGAGGAATTAATTATTCTGTTATAACCAATCGTATTAAAAAAAAAATTATTGAACCAGAATGGAAAGATGTGAAAGATTTACAAAATGATGATATAATGTTGTATCACGTACCAAGTTATGAAAAAGATATATCTCATATAAACGAAGAAGATTGTTATATGTATGGTATTTTGTTGGGTGACGGATGTATGAAAAACAATATAGAAACTGGATATATATCTCTACATAGCACAAACAAAAATCATATATTGGAATTTTGTAAGACATATTTTACAACCAAATGTATACATTACACGGTTGATGTTGATGATAATACTACTCGTATACGATGGAATAAAAATACTGTATTACCATTTCGTTATACAGATATATATGACCAAAATGGTGAAAAACATATTCATCATTCATGGTTAAATTTACCTTTGAACAAAATACAAATGATTGTAAAAGGTTTGATCGTTACAGATGGATGTATTCATAAAGAAATCGTATTTGATTCTACTTCTAGAAATTTGATCGAAAGTATGAAATACATGTTATTAAGAATGAAAATATTGACCAGTGGATATATTCGCGACCGTATAGGGGAAACCCACAATACGAAGAAAGGTATGATTACAAATAAAAAGATAGGGTATTGTTTACGTATACCAAAAACAAGTGAAATATGCGATTTGTTAGAAATTGAAAGGGAAAATAATAGTTTTGAGAAATTTTTTATTCATGAAAATTTATTGGGAACGCGAATCAAAAAAATAGAAACAGATGAATATTCAGGTACATTATATGATTTACAAATGAATGAAGTACACGATTATATGGTACATAATGGTATTATTCATAATGGAGGTGGAAAGCGCAATGGAAGTTTCGCAATTTATTTAGAACCATGGCATGCTGATATTGAAATGTTTTTACAAATGCGTAAGAACCATGGCGATGAAGAATTAAAAGCACGTGATTTATTTTATGCATTATGGATACCAGATTTGTTTATGGAAAGAGTAAAAAATGATGAAATGTGGACCTTAATGTGTCCCGATGAATGTCCCGGTTTGTCGGATGTATATGGTGATAAATTTAAAGAATTGTATTCAAAATATGAAGAGAAGAATAAGGGTAGAACATCCGTCAAAGCTCGTGCATTATGGTTTCAAATATTAGACGCACAAATGGAAACAGGAACGCCTTATTTGTTATATAAAGATGCTTGTAATAATAAATCAAATCAACAAAATCTCGGAACAATTAAATCCAGTAATTTGTGTACAGAAATTGTAGAATATTCTGATGAGAATGAATCCGCTGTTTGTAATTTGGCCAGTATTGCACTACCCGCTTTTGTAAAACAAGATGCATCTGGTAATAGCATTTTTGATTATGAAAAGTTGCATCAAGTGACCAAAGTTGTAACCAATAATTTGAATGCGGTTATTGATATTAATTTTTATCCAACTGATAAAACTAAGCGAAGCAACATGCGTCACCGTCCAATTGGTATTGGTGTTCAAGGGTTGGCTGATGTTTTTTTCATGATGAATATGTCTTTTATTAGCGATGAAGCTAAAGAAACAAATAAATTAATTTTTGAAACTATTTATCATGCATCATTGGAACAAAGTTATGAAATAGCAAGAGAGCGTTCTGATAAACTAGCACGTTTAAATGAACACGATAATTTTTCAGATGTTATATCGATAGAAGAAGATCTCGAATTAAAATCAATGATCAATGAACATGAGGAACCTTTATTGAGTAAACATTATCGCGGTGCATACTCTACTTTTGCCGGTTCGCCAGTATCTAAAGGAATTCTACAATTTGATATGTGGAATGTTAGTCCGAGTGAACGTTATAATTGGTGTGAATTAAAACAAAATATCAAGAAATATGGTGTTCGTAATTCTTTATTAGTAGCACCCATGCCTACTGCTAGTACATCGCAAATATTAGGTTATAATGAGTGTATTGAGCCGATTACCAGTAATATTTATAGTCGTCGTACAATTGCGGGTGAATTTGTGGTTGCGAACAAATATTTGATGAAAGAATTGATTGATTTGAATATTTGGAATGAAAAAATAAAGAATAGTATTGTTGCGAATAATGGTAGTATTCAACAAATAGAAACGATTCCTGAAGAAATACGTAATAAATATAAGACGGTTTGGGAAATTCCAATGCGTAACTTGATTGATATGGCTGCTGATCGTGGAGCTTATATTTGTCAAAGTCAAAGTTTGAATTTATGGTTAGAAGACCCTAATTATAATTCATTAACATCAATGCATTTTTATTCATGGAATAAAGGTTTGAAAACTGGTATTTATTATTTACGTAGAAGAGCCAGACATCATGCTCAACAATTTACGATTGAACCTGAAAAAAAGAATAAAAAAAATGAAGAACAAGATGAAATATGTGAGATGTGTTCTTCATAATTTAATATTTTGATTATTTTAAATAAAAGATTTTTTGTCTATATTATAAAGCATTTTTAAGTAGCAGCGCAAGCATACTTTTACGTCAATTAATGAATTATGCAATCCATTAATTGTTTCATTATTAAAGAGATGATTGTGAAGTTCAATCAATTTTGGCCATTTGGGGGTTGGTGGTTTACCTGGAATTTTAGAAGGCATCATAATATTGCAACGATTGGTACCGTTTTTCATGGTACAATAGCGATCAATATTGTGAATTTTTTCATAAAAAGGATTAAATACGGAAAATACTTGTGGGCAATGAATTTCGAGGATTGGACGGTGTCTTTCAATTTCAACACCAATCATTTTTGAATCAAAATCAATATTATGAGCAACTAATTGTCCATTGCAGAAAGCATAGGCTTCTTGAAACTTTTTGAGAATTTCCACCATACTTAATCCATTTTTACATGATTCGCGAGTAATTCCTGTTAATTCAGTGATTTTATTGCTAATAGGAATACTACTGTCGATATCAACGTAAGAATCAAACTCTTGGAGGATTTTGTCGTTACCCACATCGTAGATAATATAACTCAATTGTAAAATATAGGGGTAATTTTTTAGGTCATTTACGCCGAACTTGGGGAGCAAACCATTGGTTTCAACGTCAAATACCAAGACGCGATGACTGTGTACTTTATGGGGTGGTGATGAGGTATCCATTTTATAAATAAGGTTTATTATTTATAAACTATGTAATTTTTTATTCAATTTTTTATATTTTTTATGGTGATTAACCAAAAACGATAAAATCTATTACGGCATAATTAGGGTCTGCCTTCCAACTTTGTAATACAGTAATTCTAAAACTAAATGCTCCATCTCTTACATTAAATACATCTACTGCAATGATATCTCTATCAAACGTACCGTTTGTTGTTCCGTCGTAAGCAGTACCAGTAACAGTTGCATATACTATATCACCATCTGATACTTGGTTATTAGTAATATGACAAATTGCCCCTTTCTGGTCTTCTAACATATTAGTTGTTGTGTATATTCTAAATTGTCCTCTTTTACCGTTAACTACAGCTGTAAAACCTAAATTTACATTAAATCCAACTTTAAGTCCAACTACTTCTTGAGAATCATCACCATCTGGTCCATATACTTTCTTCATTCGTAATGTTTTGGAGGTATCATTTATAGATAAATCACCTGTTGTAACAATATTATCTGCAATATACAAATTATTATTCATAGACACATCACCTACAAATGCAGTTTTTGCTTCAGTTACAGTTAAAGTACCAGTATCGGTATTTACAATACTCGCACCATTACCAAAGCTGGCGGTATTACCAGTAACTAATAAATTACCACTTAATGAAGTAGTTGTAGCAGTGATAGCAACTGTTCCATCAGTTTCATTAGATATAGTTTCACCATTACCAAAAGTAATATCATTACCATTAATAGTTAAATCACCACCAACAGTTAAGTTTTGACCAACAGTTACTTCAGAAGTTGTATGACCAATTATTACTGGAACACCACTTGTTGCAGTTGCGATTTTAACACCATTTGATGTATCAGTTGTATCCATAGTAACAGCACCAG